AGGCGTGAGCCAAGGCGCTGCCCAGACCTTACCACCGAGCAATCTCCATTCCCGGCAGAAATGATAGTCTTCTGACAGAAGGCGATTGGTTTCTGGCTCAATGCTGGTGTCAAAGAAATTATAGATCTTGTCACCTTCTTTGATGTTGCCAGACAGGTCGTGCATATCGTTCGTATATGCAGGCGTGACTTCTTTCAGCTTCTCAAACACCTCGCGCTTGATCAGCATCATGCCGGTACCACCGTTCCAGATCTCGAACGGCTCGTTGACCGGCACTGTGGTTGTACCCTCATAGTTAGCAAGATTGATGACCCATGAGCCAGTGTAGTGCTTCAAGTCTTCAGTCTTGACGCCCTTGGCAATGGCATCCACGACGCCATGCCAGTTGATTTCCTTCTTAGGATAAATCCCACAGATAATATCCTTGTCGCATTCGACCATCTTGAGAACGCCCCAGGGATCGAACTTTAGGTCGCTGTCAATGAACAGCAAATGAGTGCAGTCAGTCTTGAAGAACGAATGCACCAGGCTATTGCGAGCGCGTGTGATTAGGCTCTCATTGAACACGAGTGACAAGGCAGCCTCGATCCCCGCCTGGGCAAAGACTTGCTGCATGACCATGAGCGACTGCGTGTAGAAGCCTGTACACATACCGCCATACATAGGCGTCGCGATGAATACCTTTTTCTTATCAGCCATTATTGTCTCCTTCAGGCTGGTGAGGTGCAAGCTTCTGAGCCATTGCTCTGATCATTTCATCTTCTGCTATGTCAGCAGCGGTGGGCTCGACCGGCACAGTAATAAACTGCGCTGCAAACGCCTCGTAATTGACATTGTCCATGTAGTGCTCTGGATTGGCTCGGTCGTACTTCTTGCGAGCATCCTTGAGGCACTTCAGGATCGTTGTGATCTCATAAGGCGTCACGGTACGGTCGAGAATAATAGAAGAGAGCCGTGCAGTACGGTCGAACATCTCTTCCATAGGTCCATAGCGATTACCACGTTCACGAAGCGTAGCAACAGCGTCAGCAAGTAGATCTTTGTGGTTCATTTTGATAGTCCCCAGTAGATAGACAAGATTGATAACACGATGATGGCGATCAGAGGCCAAGGGCCTATAGGTGGATCATCCATCAGTCCCACTCCCGCTCTTTCTTCTCCCGTGCCAGTGCTTTGATTGCCATCTGCCGACAACGTTCTGCTGTGTAACGACCTGTTGCCATTGTTTCTAGTACTTCAAGCAACCGCTTTGATGTCATTTCGTATTCATGTGCTTCCATATAGTTTGCGTGCCACATAAAAGCCGCAGCCTCCCAATAATCAGCGCGGCTCATCTCAGATGACTCCTCACGGTCTGGCATTTTGTTCTTATACATTCCCATCTTTCTTCTCCCCTAGTGCATGGCGCGTCCAAACCAACAATGACATTGCCGCGTTTGGATATGGAACGCCGTTGTCGCCATCGACTACGTCAGCTTCTTGTTCCAGATATTCTAAAATTGCAGGAAACAAGTTTTCCAGCGCCTCAATGCGGTCGGCTGCTTCGTCCAAAAGCTCTTCGTCGTCGTCATAGATTCTGCTGGCCTCAACTTTATTGCGCAGCCGCTTCACAAGATCATCGCTCACAGCCCTTCCTCCAGCACACGCCATGCGTTGTCGATGGCTTTTGGAGTTGAAAGATAGGCTGCGTCGAGCTGCGTGTAGAATGTCAGCACGTCGCGCAACGTATCTTCCAAGACAAAGATGCGTGACTGCATGAGCTTCATTTCTTCAATCGCCATGCCTAATTGCGGGTCTCGCAAGAAGCTATAAGCATCTTCAAGTTGCGCTAACTTGTCCTTCATTCCGCTCATGGTCCGTCCCCTTCTTTTTGATCATCACAACCGTCTCGGCATTAATTGCATAAGACTTTGTGACCAGCAGATCGACTATTTGCTTATCATCGCCATAGCAGATCCCATTCATCGCATCGCAAAGCAATTTCACAACATTGTCGATGTCCGGCTTAGAAGTCGGCCATAAATCGCGTTTTTCGATACGCTCGCGGTCTCGTCGGGTAAAAGATTTTGGTATTGCCACGCTTATGTTGAAAGTAGCCTCTAATGCTCCTTCAAACGGCTTTTCACCGTTCATAGCGCCAACAGCCAACATCTTTACATAGGCTTCTGCATTTACCGTCTGTGCAGGCGTATAAACGCGGCCTTGGCGCGTAGCGCGAGGGCGTTGTTTCCCTCGTGCCACGCCTGGAATGGTGAAGATAACCGTATCCATCAAAACGGCACGTCTTCGTCATCGCGAACCGGCTTAGGCCATTGTTTGTCTTTATTCGCCGAATAATTGTCAATGTTCAGCGAAATCAGATGATTTTTAGCCGTCGCCTTACGCCACCCAGATATTTTGACCTCAGAGCCTTTCGCATAATCGCGATCAAGCAATAGAGTGCCTTTATAGTCAGGTGCCTTTTCATGCTTCTTGTCAGAATTGATAAAAAGCACGCCGCTTCCATCGCGCTGCTTATAGTTACTCGCCATTTGCGTTTTCCTCGTGTTGGTTAAGAATATAAGCCTCAACAGTTTCCCTATTCGCATCTGTCAAGCCTTGGATCTTGTCAGCCTTTTGAGCATCCGTGAGCTTCTTTGACGCGCGAACGGTCTCCAGAAGGTTGAAGTAGGTATCGCGCCACTCGTCGATTGATGCACAGGTCTTATAGGGACGAACCGAGCCGTCAGCATCAGGAACGAATAGCACGATACCATCTGTGTACTCGCCTTCCTCGACTTCGACGGTGATTTTCTCCATCGGGTCAGGCGAGAAATCCATAACTTCTTCCGGCGTATATTCGCCCGTGAGAACGCCAGGGTACACGGTACGAATTCCCTCGCTGATCACACGGGCTCTCAACATAGCGCGTGGATAGTTGCGCCAGTTGTCTTTGCCAGTCAGGCCGATTTTCTTAGCCTGCTCGAATGTCCAGGACAGAGTGAGGCTGCCGCCTTGCGGGTGAGCGAATTCAGCCTTTACTTCGTCGTCTGCGTATTTGATCCACCGAACAGATCCCCCTGCTTGCTGGAAGCGGGCGAGCATCGCGTCAGCACGAAGGGCCGGTCTGCCTTGAATGATATGGTAGTCACGCGCAACGGAGCCTGGGTGGCGTCCTTCTGCTTGTGCAACTGCCATGAGCGCGAGCACCTGGTCGGGGTTCTTGAGACCAAACAGTTGGCTCTTCGCGATAGCTTGCGCCATGCGTTCTTGATCGCTGTATGGAACGACTGCATTGGACATCACTTTGCCCCCTTGCTCTTGTTTTTAGAACCTTTACGACGGCCTGGGCCGCATTTTTCAGCATTTACTGACGCTTGTACTTGTTTACGCATTTTCTTTAATTCTTGAATAATGCTCTCTGCTCGTTGAAAGTGTCGATTACGATCACTTTCAAAATAATCTCTTTGCTTAATATACATTTCAACATTGTCTCGGAGAATTTGATTATCGTCGTGCATTTTCTCAATTTGTTTTTTCAAACAAGATATATAGTCAAAAAGATACGACAAACACGTTTCACTGTGTTTTTGATCGAGCGTAATCATGTGAGAACCTCACTTTAGAAGGAAACGGCGAGAGCCGAGAGTTTCACGCACATAACGCGAATAAGTATCGGGCAACTCTTTTTCCATCGCCTTAGCGTCGAATTTCTTGCCCGCTTTACTTGTCTTCCACGTTGCCAATGTGTCCCCAGCGACAGAAACCAATTCTGCTTTGTCTTGCATGAAGTTTTGGATAATGAATTTCGCCTTTTCCTCGGCGTCTTCAAGCACTGACATCTGTTCTTTGATCTTGCGCAACGCTTCGCAGGCGTGCTCGATCTGTGCGGTTGCCGTGATCACATGGCCGCTATCTTGTTGATGAATGATCTTCAGGTGCTCGGTATTCTCAGCGGGTGGCAAGGTATGCGAATGGATATATGCCCACCATTGCGCTGCGACTTGAATGAACTCTTCCTTTTCGTCGTCGCTGAATTCCAGTTTCCAATAGCGAAAGCGCTGACCACCGAACAGCACGCAGAAGTAGACGTGCGATGCGCCGTAAACGGTAGCCTCGTGTAAGCACTGAATGTAGTCGGCTTCAGGTAGCTT